GGGTTAGAGTTACTAAGGTGAAGTTTATGGAACATGGTAAAAATGCTGCTTATTACGTAGAAGATTAGTATAATAGTGAATAAACAACCACTTAAAAAAATTTATGGAACACAAAAAATTAAAGCGTGTTGAAGACTACGATAAAGTTCTTCCAATTGTTGAGGTTTATACAGCAGTTCAATCAGAGGGATCTAGAGCAGGTTACCCTACAGTAGTTATTAGAACCACAGGATGTACGCATCGCTGTTTTTTCCGTGAAGGAGGATGGTGTGATTCCTTTTATACTTCAATCCACCCAGAGAAGGGTAAGTACACATTTCAATCAATAATTAATATGTACAAAGAAAACCCTCACATTAAAGAGATGATGTTGACAGGAGGATCTCCTACTATGCATCCTGCTTTAGTAAATGAATTAACTCACTTTGCACATGAAAAAGATATATTTATCACTATCGAAACTGAAGGATCTCATTTCCTTCCTACCGATTATCCCATTAATTTACTTTCAATTTCTCCTAAGTTTAGTAATAGCGTTCCCGTTGTTGGTGTTCTTACTCCTCAGGGAGGGGTTACTGACGAAAGAATGGTAAAAAGACATAATAAGTTTAGACTTAATTATGAAGCAATATCCAATTCTATAGCATATCACTTAGATTACCATATTAAACCAGTATTTGATAAAGAATTATCTATGATTGGGGAAGTAGAAGAATTTCTAGAAAAACTAAATATCCCAGACCACAAGGTATGGGCAATGCCTGCGGGTGATGACATTCCAGCTTTATTAGAAAGTTATGGTCCCGTAATGGATAAGGTTAGAGATAGAGGATGGAGATTTACCCCACGACCACATATAATAGGATTTGGAACACAGAGGGAAGTCTAGCGACTTCTAGAGAACTTTATATATTTATAATCGATGAAAGAATTAAAACATATCCAAATTAGTAAACCTGTATGGGAGCAATTAAAAACATTTTGCTCCCAAGAAGGATATTCCATAAAGGGGTATGTTGAAAAACTGATTAAAAACGATTTAAATGATAGGGATTTACAAAATAACAAGCCCAACAGGTAAAATTTATATAGGGCAAAGCACTAATATTAAAAAAAGATGGGGGTTTTATATTGGACTCCATTGTAAGGGACAAACTAAATTATATAATTCCCTTAAAAAGTATGGGTGGGAGGGTCATAAAAAAGAAATTTTAGAAGAATGTATGGTTTCTATGTTAGAAGAAAGGGAAACATTTTATAAATTATATTATAAAGTATTAGATACACCTTCCCTATGTTGTAGGATGGATGGGAAATTTGGATATGATTCAATAGAAACCCGCAAATTAAAATCTAAAGGGAAATTAGGGAACATTAATTCTTTAGGTCATAAAAAAACAAAAAAATGTAAATTGGGAATTAGTAATAAAATGAAAACTCTTAATTTTTACAATAATAAAACTAGAATATCTAAATTGTCCCAATCACACTCTATCCCTGTATTTCAGTATGACCTTAACGAAAACTTTATAAAAGAATTTGAAAGTGCAAAATCAGCTACTAAAATTTTAAGACCAAATAAAATAAACGGTTCGGATATATGTGCATGCATTAAAGGAAGACAAAAAACAGCTTATGGGTACAAATGGAAAGATAAAAAAATATAATAAAATAAGTGGATAAGCAAGAAGCTCTTCGTATATTAGAGGAAATAGAAGAAAATATCAACGTCTGTTGTGCTATAACTATGGAACCAGACGAAGTGTTAGTTTTAGTAGATAAATTAAAAAGTTATATTAATGGAAAATAGAAGAAAACTCCACGAACAGCTAGAAGTGGTACAAGAGGGATTCGCAAATGGTGTAGCACCAGGCTTCCCATTAAATGATGAACAAAAATTAGCAATGATTGATAAAGCTGAAAAAGCATATGGTGATTTTTTAACTGCATTAAAATGTGATTGGAAAAACGACCCTAACTCATCAGAAACACCTAGACGTGTAGCAAAAGCCTATGTAAACGATTTATGGGAAGGTAGATATACAGCAATGTCTCCAATTACGTCATTTCCATCGGATGGTTATGATGGTATTGTTATAGAACGTAATATACCATTAACTTCAATGTGTTCTCACCACCACCAAACAATTGGGGGGGTTGTTCATATCGGTTATATAGCAGGAGAAGGAGGACAAGTAATTGGTTTGTCTAAATTAAACAGAATTGTAGAATTATTTGGTAGAAGAGGAGCTATTCAAGAACAACTAACCTCAGCTATACATAATGCTGTAGACAAAATTACTGAAGGTAATTTAGGTGTTATTGTTACTATTGTAGGAACTCACAATTGTGTAAGTTGTAGGGGAGTTAAACATATGGGTGCAGCTATGGTTACAACTAAGGCATCACTCGCTTTTAGAGATGATACTAATCAAGCACGTAAGGAATTTTTCGATAGTTTAAAAATTAATAATGGAGGACATAATATATAAACCATGGCTTTAAAATTCAATAATAAAATAAAATTAAGTTGGGATGATTTAGAAACTTTAGTTGATAAATTATGTAAAAAAATCCCATTTGAAACCCCAACAGTAGATTCAGTAACTGGTATAGCTAGAGGGGGGTTAATACCCGCAGTAATGGTATCACATAAAACAGGTCTACCTTATGTAGATGTTATAGGACCAAATACTCTAGTAATAGATGATATTGCTGATAGTGGAGTGACATTACAAAATTCACCTGGTGTGTATACAGCGGTTTTACATTATAAACCACATACTAGTAGTTTTAAACCTAATATATGGGCTGAAGAACATAAAGGGGATGAATGGCAGATTTACCCATGGGAGAAATTAGATTCCATTGCTATACAAGATTATTTAAAAGAAGAAGTAATATATAGATAAATAAAAACAAAAATTATGAATTATTGGCAAGTAGATGTAAAGTTAACAATGGAACACGAAAGTGGTAAAATCCAAAAAGTAACAGAAAAGTATTTAGTAGAAGCAGTATCACCAACAGATGCAGAAGCTAAAGTATACAAAGATTTTGAAGGTGAAAGCAATTTTACAGTAGATAAAATTGTAAAAACTAAAATTATAAAAATTATAGAATAATATGGGTAAACAGTTAAAACTAGATTTAGGACCGTGTTCATCTCATGAAGGTGAAAACATTCCATTTGTTAATGAAGTAGAAGAATTTAATGCTACCTTTAATAAACCTAATAACTATGAACCAACAATACCGAAAAAAAAGGAATGGCAGTTCGTATACGACTTTGTACTTGAAGAATTGGAAGAATATAGACAAGCTTGCGAAAACGGAGACATCGTGGAAGTTTTGGATGCTATTTGTGATATTACTTATGTTTCTCTTGGCAACGCCACTATGTTACATGGTCTTAAGGATAAGATATGGCCGGCCTATCAGGAAGTACAAGGAAGCAATATGTCTAAAACTTGCAAGACTGAAGAAGAAGCCATGGAGACTGTCACCAAAAGAAGTAAAGAACAAGCTGAGCCGTGTCATTATGAGAAAATCGAGGACCGATTCGTAGTATATAGAACACGTGACTTAAAAGTGATGAAATCAATTAATTATTACAGACCAGATTTATCACAATTCTTTACAACAGAAGAATTAGCCAAAAACTATTCAGCAGAAACTATTATATAAAACTTAGGCTCCCATAGGGAGCCTTCGTATATTTCCATTAAATAAAAGTTATATAAATGTATAAAAAAGCTTACACTGGTAATAAACTAAAACATTTAGGACCTAATTATGTTGAGATTCACCTTTGGGATGATCAAGATGGTTACAATATAGTACCTTATAATAACATAGCATATCAGGAATGTACTGAAGAAGAACAAACCCATACTGGGTTAAATGGTGAGTCTCTTAAACCTATATCTAAATGGTTTTTTTCTAAAAACCCGGATTATAGTTCTAAGAATACTCCAAATTTACATTTCCATGATATGAAACCTCACCAAAAGTTTTTAGTTGAAAAATATGGTGTAAATGATGTTCCTTCTAA